TTCTGGTTGGCGCTCGTCCTAATACTGGAAAGACTAGCTTCCATGCTTCTCTTGTAGCAGCAGACAAAGGCTTTGCACATCAAGGTGCTAAGTGTATTATACTTGCCAACGAAGAAGCAGTAACACGTGTAGCTGCACGATACATCAGTGCGTCATCCAACATGACAATGACTGAGGTGCGTACTAATAAAGCATTAGCATCTAAACGATACCATCCTGTGTCAGAGAATATACTATTCAAGGACAGCACTGGTAAGGGTATGGATTGGGTAGAGTCTGTCGTTAAGTTTGAACGTCCTGATATAGTAATCCTAGACATGGGTGATAAGTTTGCAGACATACGATCAGAACGATCAGACATAACTCTCAAGGCAGCAGCTATCCATGCACGTAACATAGCCAAGCAGTATGACTGTGCTGTAGTATGGATGTCACAACTATCAGCAGAAGCAGAGGGCAGGGCTGACCTAAACCAAGCTATGATGGAAGGTAGTAAGACAGGCAAGGCAGCAGAGGCTGACCTGATGATACTAATTGGTAAGACACAACAAGCAGAAGGAGAAGAGGAAGACCCAGTGAGATACTTGAATATCGCTAAGAACAAACTGAATGGTTATCAAGGTAAGATTACTTGTGTGCTTGACGGTTCTAGATCAGTGTACTCAGCATGAGACTAGTGCTAGACGTAGAGAATACTGTCACCAAGCGTGACGATAAGGTTCACCTTGATCCGTTTGAACCTAGCAATCATTTGGTACAGGTAGGCTACCTTGATGCGGATGATCCTAAAGCTACGCTCACTATCAAAACATTAGATCACAACGAATCAAAGGATGACACAGGTTTTAACAGACTAGACATACAGTTTGCGTTAGACAATACTAAGCTACTGATTATGCACAATGCACAGCACGACTTAATGTGGCTGTGGGAGTGTGGCTTCAAGTATGACGGTGACATCTATGACACTATGCTTGCTGAGTATATACTAGATCGTGGTCAGAGAAACCCACTAAGCTTACATGCTTGTGCAGAACGTAGACAACTAGAGGTACAGAAAGATGATACACTCAAGAGATACTTCAAGGAAGGAAAGAACACAAACGAGATACCACTGGAAGAACTTTGTCATTATCTCAAGCATGACTTGCTTACTACTTGCGAGTTGTTCCATGCCCAAGAAGAAGACTTTACCAAGCCTGAAGCAAGTTCCCTTAGTACAATCAAAAGAGTTACCTTCAATACCTGCAAAACCCTCACAGAAATCTATATGGCAGGATTCAAAGTCGATCTTCAAGAGTTGGAACGAGTAGCAAAGGAGTTTGAAAATGAGAAAGCTGAAATCGAAACACGTTTGCAAAAGAAAGTCAGGGAAGTTATGGGCGATACTCCGATCAACCTACGCTCACCTGAACAGAAGTCGCAGGTCTTATTCAGCAGAAGAGTACATGACAAGAAGGAATGGGCTGATCTCTTCGAGTTCACACAGACACCGCAAGAATTTAAGGATGCCGTTGCAGCCAACTCCTCACCGATCTACAGGACTACGGCATACACCTGCCCTAGTTGCGAGGGACAAGGTAAAGTATACCGACTTAAGAAAGATGGAACTAAGTTTGCAAGACCTAATAAATGCAAAGATTGTGATGCGTTAGGTTACAAACTAAAAGATAGTCAACAGATAGCAGGGCTACGCTTCACTGCACCAAGCAAGAAGTGGGTCAGTGCTAATGGATTTAACACAGGAAAGGATGAACTAGATGTATTATCTGCGACTGCTAGGAACAATAGAATGGACGAGGCTCTTGGTTTCCTTTCTGATCTTAAACGTCATAATGCTATCAGCAGTTATCTATCTTCTTTTGTCAACGGAATACGGACGTACACTAAGGCAAGTGGATTCCTGCACGTGGGACTTACGCAGCACATTACAGCAACAGGACGTTTCAGTGGAAGAAATCCAAACATGCAGAACATGCCAAGGGGAGGCACATTCCCAGTAAAGAAAGTATTTGTATCACGATTTAACAATGGATTAATTATGGAGGCCGACTTTGCACAACTCGAATTTAGGACAGCAGCGTTCTTGGCACAGGATGAAACAGCGATGGAAGAGATCGCAACTGGTTTCGATGTACATGCTTACACAGCAAAAGTTATCACTGATGCAGGGCAACCAACATCACGTCAAGCAGCTAAGGAACACACGTTCGCTCCGCTCTTTGGAGCAAGCGGTTATGGACGCTCGAAAGCTGAGGCAACCTACTACACCCACTTCAACGAAAAGTATAAGGGCATAGCTAACTGGCACAAGAACCTAGCCGATGAAGCACTACGCTTCCTAAAGATAACAAACATATCAGGCAGACAATACGCTTTCCCTGATGTGACAAGACGTCACAGTGGTGTACCAACGCACTTCACTATGATTAAGAACTACCCAGTGCAAGGCTTTGCTACAGGTGATGTAGTGCCAGTAGTACTAAACGAGATGCATGAACGTTTACGACACATGAAGTCGTGTTTAGTCAATACAGTACACGATTCTATGGTGGTTGACGTACACCCTGACGAAAAAGATTTAGTATTGTCAATGGTGTGGACACTCAACCAGGATTTAAACAAGATAATAGAGGAGACATATGGTATAGAAATGAATGTGCCTATGCTTTTAGAAGCAAAAATAGGTAACAACTGGCTTGACACAGTTGATATATAGTGTATAACTAAGGCTCTTTGACTCTATAGAAAAGGATATAGAATGAGTACAGAACTAGCAGTAGCAACAGAACGTGGTCAGTCGATGGCAGAACTTATGGGTGTATCATCTGCACCCTCTCAAGAGTATACGCCAAGCATATCACGTTTAGGAATGTTGCATCAACCTATCATGGGTGAAGTTGATCTCAATGGTAAGATGATAAAGACAGAGGTAGTACCTGTAGGTGCATTCACCCTCAAGACTGGGGATGATATAGTCTACAGTGTAGGTGCTACGGTTCGTGTCTTTGCCCAACGCAATCAATGGCAGAGATGGAACAGTGATACTGAAGAGATGGAGAAGTCTGTAATGTCTAACTCCCTCAACGGTGACTTGAAGGACAGCATTGGTGGGTTCAACTTAGGTAGACCTACTGGTTACATCGAAGACTTCAATGCACTCGATGATGCTACCAAGCAAGTGATACGATCAGTTAAGCGTGTCGTAGTTTACTACGGTACAGTCACACTAGACAATCCAACTAATGAAAAGGGTGAGGCGGTAGATGCAGTCGAGTCCGTACCATTTGTAATGGATGTTAAGAACCGTGACAGCTTGAAGAGTATCAACGGTGTGATGGGTCACCTAAAGAAGAAGAACATGTTGCCTATCATGTCTACCATTAAGCTAGAAGGTATAGAAGATAGTATACCTACTGGTGCTAAGTTTGGTAAGATACATGCCACACTTGGTGATGCTGTAGAACTTATCAGTGTAGACAATGACATGCTCAAAGACTTCTTGGAACTGATTGAGTATAGCAACGGTAAGATCTTAGACTTACATCATGAACGTGCCAAAGGCCACGCTGATGAAGATCAAGAACTTGTCGAAAGCATACTCAACAATGACTTTGTAGAGGTGGATGAGTAATGAATCACCCTGCTGAACTACAAGTCTTTAGCTATTTGCAAAAGGCTATGAACGGTGAAGCTACAATGACAGAGGAGGTAGCCAATCAGGTTGCCTCCGATGTTAAAGCTGCGTTGGACAAACAGTTTAACTCTGGTCCTCGTGATGAGTTTAAACTACGTATGTCTAACATAGGCAAGCCTAAGTGCCAGTTGTGGTTCGAGAAGAATGACCCTGAAGATAAGATACCTTTACCTCCACACTTCTTGATGAACATGATACTAGGTGATCTAGTTGAAGCTGTGTTCAAAGGGTTGCTACGTGCGTCAGGTGCTGAGTTTAAAGACAATGATACTGTCACACTCAAGCTACCTGATGGACAGGAGATACAAGGTGAGTACGACATGGAAATGGATGGCAAGATAGATGATGTAAAGTCTGCATCACCTTGGTCATACAATAACAAGTTTGATTCATTCGAGTCTTTACAGAAGGGTGATGGCTTTGGTTACATACCACAATTAGTGGGCTACTCTAAGGCCGCAGGAAAAGAAGTTGGCGGTTGGTGGGTGGTCAACAAAGGCAACGGTGAGTTTAAGTATGTCAGTGCTTCGGAGGTTGACTCTGAGAAGGTATTACAGGACATCCAAGAAACGGTAAATTACATAGAGAAAGATGAGCCATTCGAAAGATGCTTTGAGTCTGTACCTGAGACATATTTTAAGAAGCAGTCAGGTAACTTAATACTTAACAATGCATGTAAGTTTTGTAGCTTCAAGCACAAGTGT